GTATATGAAACATGGCAGCTGGTGTATGCTGTATCATGCAGGCTGGTTCCCAGCTTGTATGAAATATAATCACCGCTGCCATATTTTATAGTTTTGATAGGTGGCTTGCTGTCGTACTCTTCGGCGTCATAAATAACAATATTTAACGTGGTTACTTTCAGCGCCAGTCCTGCTGCTTTGCATAATTTCTGCAAGAAAACAATATCTGACGTTTGCACCTGTTCTTTTCGCTTGTACTTCGGTACATTTGCCGCAAGATACATCATTTTCAAGCTGCTTTCTTTCGCTACCTGTCCGGCAATCACTTTCAAATCCGTGTTTTCCCACGCCCTTGATTTTCTTTCAACCCTTAATGTTGATGTATAAGGAATTGAAGTGCCTTTCAGTGTGATTTTCGTTGGTGGTCCGCTGGCGTCTACGCTGTCCAGTTCAAAGGTTCCGCAGTCAAGCACTGCGTCTTTTCCGTTGTCGTGCCAGTTCTTCTGTACAATCGTTGCTGAAATCAACTTTGGGTCTGATACTTTCTTTGTGGTTTCTTTTGTTTCTGTCACTGTCTGCGTCGCCGTGCCGCCTGTTGTGATTTTGAAAACCTGCCCCGGATAAATCAAGTTAGGGTTTTTGATATTGTTTTCAGAAGCAATCTGCGGGTATTTCGTACCGCTCCCCAGATACTTTTTGGCAATAGCCCAAAGGGTATCGCCTTTCTTTACAACATAATTGACAGTTGCCGCAGTTTTTACCTGCTTTTGTACTGTCGTTGTGGTCTTGATATACGTTGGCTTTACTTCCAGCCAGCTTCCCAGCCACTTTCTTTCTCTATCATCAAACGCAAGTTGCAAGTCGTCTGCGTTGTCTTCTTCTTCATCAGTGAAAGTAAGGCTGCTTAAATATTTGTTAATGTCTGCCGGAACCTTTACGTTTTGAAATTTCAAGCGCAGTTCCACCCGGCGTGCCATGTTTTTATCACTCACGCTACGTCAGCAACCCCCTTTTCCATGGTGGCAATTCCAAGTCTTCTTCGTCTTCCACCTCCGGGATTGTTAATACAACCCCGGCTGGGAAAACGTAGGTGCTGGCGTACTTGACATTAGCTTTCATCAGTTTGTCTGTGTGCAGGGCGCTTCCCATCTGTTCAAATGCGATTTTGTCCCACATATCCCCAGAAATTGTTGTATAGCTTTTAGTCATATTTCTGCCGCTTCTCCTTGTCCTCTTTTTCGTCCAGTAAGTCTTCAACGTCACGCAGCAACTTTCTGTTGTTCTCTTCCAGTTTTGCGTCCAAGTCTTCCGGCTTGTCCCCGTTTACCACTATTGTTGGACTGTTGTTGATAGTTACATTGTTTGCGCTTCCACTGCTGTTTCCGGCTCCCGGTGTCACCTCCGGTGCCGTGTTGTAGTTGTTCACTGTCTGTGCTGTGGTCTGCGCTGTTGGCGCTACCGCCGCCGTTGTTGCGTAAACACCGTGCGCCCCGGTGCGTTTGTGATTAACTCCGGTCCTGCTTCACCAGCAATGAACGTGTCCGGTGTATTCTTTGAACCTTTCGCAAGCATTGGTATTAGTGGTATGTTTATACCCTTTCCACCAAGCCCCGGCACCCAGTCTGGTACTTTTAGTTTGTTAAGACCTCCGATAATGCCATTTACAATACTAACAATTCCATTGACGGCGCCTTTTGCAACTGCCTTGATTGCTCCCCAAATTCCAGAAAAGATTGACTTCACGCCCTCCCAAGCCTGCCGCCAATTTCCGGTAAATACTCCGGTTAAAAACGTGATAATACCGCCCAGAACCGTTGATAGCCCGCTAATTACACCACTTATGGCATTGACCACAGCCGTGACCACAGCTTGTATGGTTGGCATGGCGGCTTGTACGGCTGCCAAAATTCCTTGAATTATAGGTGAAACAATATTCCAGATGGTTGTCAGTGCTGTTTGTATTGCTGGTAAAAGTGTTTGCAATACCGTTGTTACCACTGGCAAAATTGCTTGAATTGCTGCTGAAATTGCCGGAAGAACCGTACTGCAAACAAAGCTGAACAATTCTGAAATAATCGGTAAAACGTATGTTGAAATAAACGTGATTATTTCTGAAATAATCGGCATAAGCCCAGCAATAAAACTTCCTATCACTGGAATAATTGCGCCGATAAAATCAGCTATGCTTTGCACAATCTGCATAATGGTTGGGGCTGCCGCTTGAATAAAGCTGACAATTCCCGGTATTACCTGTGTAACAATAACCTGCAATACCTGTTCTGCGACTGGCACAACGTATGTTATAATAAATCCCACAATGTCTGAAACTGCGTTCTTGACTGTTCCAAGTACATTCACAAACGTGTCAAAGACTGCTGCGCCTTTATCTCCGAACAATTCCTGTATTTTGTCACGGGCTGCACCTATGTTTCCATCAGAAAACACATTTTTTATGGTGTCGCCAATATTGGTGAATACTGCAACAATCTTGTCAAAGACTGCCAGCGCTTCATCACCAAATGTGCGCTGTATAAAACTTCTGATTTCTTCAAGATGGTTTTTCACCAACTGAATAACCGTGATAATTGTTGTGATAACGCCCACAACTGGCAGTATCTTTCCTGCGATACCTCCAAGCGGTCCCAGTGCGGTTTTCGCAAGGTTTCCAATCGGTCCCAATACTGTTTTTACCGCATTTCCAAGCGGTGCAATCAGTGTTGTTGCCTTGCTAAATGCTCCGGTTATGCCCTTTGTTATAAAGCCGCCTACTTTTCCAAGTGGGCTGTTTGCAATCGCAGTTCCTACGGTTCCAAGTATCGGACCCAGTTTGCCGCCAATCAGTGAAAATGGCTTAAGGAAAAGCCCAAGCATTTTTGTTCCGGCACTCGTAAGCGCCCCGCCTGCTTTCCCGGCAATGCCTAAAAATCCATTTGTGATGGAAGTTTTCACGCCGCCCATGAAGCCTGTTACAGCCCCAATAACTTTGTTTCCGCTGAATATATTACCCATTGCGGAACTTACGCCACCCATGGCACCTTTTACATTGCCAAAGTATGTCAATATGCCACTTCCGGCTGTTTTTAGCTTTGCTGCAAATCCAGCACTTGTTGCTGCGTTTTCAATGAACCCGGCACGTAATCCAATTAGCTTTTTTGCAAGTGACAATATGCCGTCTTCTGCTGATAGGCTTACCAGCTTTGTTGTCAACATTCCCACTTTAAGTGCCGCCAGTCCTGCTACTACTTTTAGAACTGTTTGCACCAACTTTGGGTTTGCTGCCGCAAATTCTGAAACTTTAGTGACCACAACCGCCACTTTGTCTGCCAGATTTCCTACAATCGGCAGTAGGTTTTGACCAAGAACAATTCCCAAATTTGCAATACTGTTCTTTGCCTTTTCCATTTTGGCTTCTGTTGTGTCTTCCATTTTGGCAAATGCGCTGTCTGTTGCACCAGCGCTGTTCACCATGTCTTGTACGCTTGAATTGAAGCCGTCAACGCCATTGGACAGAAGCGACATTGCCGCTTTTCCTGCTTCTGAACTGCTGAACATATCTGATAGTGCAAGTCCAGACTTGTTGGCTTCTTCTTGTATACCTCCCAGAATTTCCCCAAGCGTCTTCCCGCTTGCCATCAACTCTGAAAAACTGCCGCCCATTTTCTGACGCAGCAGCTTGTCTGTCGTACTTCCAGACTTTGACAACTCATTCAACATACTGTTCATGTATGTTGTCGTTTCTGCTGCCGCAATACCTTTGCTGGTCATTATTGCATAACCAGCGCAAAGCTGTTCCAGTGAAACATTGCTGGCGTTTGCTGTCGGTATGATTTTACCCATACTGCTTGCCAGTTCGCCTACTGTCACTTTACCTTTATTTTGCGTCTGCACCAGCATATCTGATACCGTGTTTACTTTGTCTGCGCTCATTCCGTAGGCATTTAACACGGTTGTTAGTACATCAAGCGTCTGTGAACTTTCCGCAAATCCGGCTTTTGCTAACTTTGTACTGTTGGTTACAAAGTTTACGGCGTCACCCGTCTTCTGCCCGGCAGATATTGCGTTGTAAACATCATCAGCAATGGTGCTGGCAGCAATTCCCGTCTTGTTCGACAACTCCATTACCTGTTGTGATAATGTGCTTAGCGGTACTTCCTGCGTGTCTGCAATGGTTCCGACTTTCACTATTGCTGCTTCGTACTTCTGCGCCGCTTGAACCGGTCCTGCATACACTGCGGCAGCTACGGCGCTAATAGCACCGATTGTTCCCACCAGCTGTCCTTTTGTCTTTGAAATGCTCTGTTCTACCTGCTGTTGCTTGTCGTTTAGCTTTTGTAATGTCTGTTGTGAAGTCTGTAACTTTTCATAAGACTTTTGCAGTCTTCCGTTTGCTTCTTCCAGATTGTCCGTATTTACTCCGGCTGCTTTCAGTTCGTCTGCATAACTATTTAATTGTTTTTCCTGTTCTTCGATTTTGGCAGTGGTCTGTTGTATCTGGTTTTCATTCTTTTCAAGCTTCTTCCGCAGTGCTTCTGTGGGTTCGCCTGTCTGCTGCAATTCCTGCTGCAATCTGTCATGCTCTGCATTAAGCTGTGCCAGCCGTTCTTTGTTCTTGTCGATAGCGGCAGACTGCTTTGTATATCCGTCAATCTTTGACTGCATGGAATTGACATTTTTTAAGCTGTCCCGTAACTGGTTATTGGTGTTAATAGCGCTTTTGAATGTACTATTGAAATTGCCACCCAGCGACGCTTTCAGCTTAAAAAGCAGTTCAAATTCCTTTTGTGACCCTGCCAAGCTGTTTCACCTCCCTACGCATTGTTGTTCTGTTGTCGCTCTTCCGCTTCTTCCTTTTCCACTTCATTGATTGTGTCAATCCATGAAAAAAGCCTGCGTATGGGCATTTGCAGCCAGAACGGGACGGGCGTATGTGAAGCCCTTGACATTTTGTATATCTGCTTTCTTATGAACTTTGCGGGTTCTTTAATTTTTAATAGCCCGCAGCAATTAAAAAATCCCTTGCTTTGTTCTTAATCTTCATGTAATCGCCTACCGGAAGACGTCTGATTTCATCAGAAGCAACCCCCGCAGCTTTTGCCGCAAGAATACACTGGAACGCAGATGAAATCTCCGGTGAAAGTGCATATTTGTTCTGGTCTGCAAGTTCCTGTTCTACTGCTTCAATATCTTCACCAGTCAAATTGTCAAAATAGAAAGTTAATTTTGTATACTTCTTTCCCTCAATCTCTCTGGGCTTTTTGAATGTGTGTGTATAATTCAAGCTGCCGTCTTCTTCCTTGTCTTTCTTCTTGTCGTCAAAACTGACCACACCACTTGTCTGTGCTTCCTGCATTTCCTTTTCCTGCTCTGTTGCCTGCTCCATGTTTTCAGTTGTATTTGTTGTATCTGCCATTGTGTTTTCCTCCATATCTTTGATTTATTGCAGGAAAAAACCAGCGGTCTTCCCGCTGGTTCCTGCTTTTTCTTTCTTTACTTTCCTAACGCTCTTCTAACGTCCTTTAAGTAGTCCTTGCCGTTGATAATGCAAATAAAGTTCAGCGGGTCAATTTCTGTCACCTTTTTTCCGTCCATATACATTGCATAATATGACACGGCGTATTCACCGCTTACATCAGCTGTGGAAGCTGCCGCAACTTTGCCCAGTGCGGTTTTCTTCGGCTTCACTTTCATAATGTGTTTTACGCCCGCAATTTCATTTGCGCTGGTGCGCATATTCATTCGCTGCTGTGCTACACGCAGGTCAATTCTATGCACCCGTGGTTCCATCAATGTGACTGCTGCCGCTGTAACTGTACGGAAGTTGAAAGTTGTTGACATTGCATTTAAGTGACCGATAATGATTTCTTCAATATTGCCCGCAATGCCTGCGCCGCTCAACTCTTCCGTCATGTACTCCAAGTCTGGCAGTGTCACTTCTGTGGTTCCCAGATATTCTACGGCGTCTTCGTAAATCGCATAGTTAATAACTAATTCGTCAACTTTTGACATTCTGTTTCACCTCCTGTTATGCTGCCATCAATGCTGTAAGATATGACAAGTCATATTCAAGCATAAAGTCCATTTTCTGCATTGGTGATGGCGGTGTCATGTAAATGTGAAAACGCACAATTCCTGCCGCAAGCTGGCTTGTGCTGTTTTCGCTTTCGTTGAACTCCACACGCCCGCCAATAATTTTTTCATCAGTCGCAAGGCTTGCCAGCCAATCATTGATTGACTGCACAACTGCGTCAATCAGACGTCTTTTAATTCCTCTGTCAATGTAGTTCCAGTACGTCAAAATAAGTGTCTTTGCAACCCACTTGAACATACGGTTGATACAGTAGAAATAGTCTGTCACGTCTGTGTTGGCAGGATAACAAGCCGTATAATTTCCCCAGCTTACAAAGCCATTAAAGAAATTAAGTGCGGTCACAACGCCGTTTTCGTTCAAGTAGTTTGCCTGCTGAATATCCATTACTACTTCCGAACCGTCCGCAGTAACCATTCTGTCTGCCTGTATACCCTTGTTTGAAGCGCTCTCGCAAGGTGTGCCGCCGCCGTACTCTTCCGCATTGTCTACGGCTGACATACTGGCTGCAAGCTGTGTTGAAAGATTGAAAACTCTATCTCCCAGCGCAACTTTAGGGAAGCAGACAACTTCTGTTCTTTTTGTGAAGTTTTTCTGTTTCTTCCATGCTGGCACTTCCGTGTAGTATGTCGCCCCGGTTTCTGCCGTGCAGTCAATGTCCAGAATTGCTTCGCCCTCAAACAGTCCGTTGATATTCTCTGCTTTTGCAGACATTACAGCTGCAACCTCTGCGTCATGTGACCAATTCGGACACAAAATAAGGTCTGGAACCTTTGTGTAAAGCGGAAATACATTGTTAATCAGTTCAAGTCCTGTTGTCTTGTGTGTGCTTACGCTGTAACCGCCGATAATATCATTTTTTGTGACCTGTGAAGCGTCCACGGCGTCATATTTCACAGTAAGTTTGCCCGTGGTTTCTTTTAAGAACTCCACAATGCAGTTTGTGTCACTGTAAAATACTTCGTAATCTTCCCCGGCTGTCTTTCCTGTGATTTCCACACTGCCTTCGATTGCTTCCGCAGGTAATACAATCTGACCGTCTACAACGTCCATCTGTGTTTCATCAACTGTTTTCTTGTGTTTCTTAGGGTCAAGAACATTTACAAAGAACACCTGTGCAGAATTGAACAATGTAAACGCTGTGTAAATCTCTTCACAAAGACTGTATTTCTTCCAGTCGTCGGAATATCCCAACGCCTGCACTGCTTCTTTGTAGCTTGAAGCCATAATGACTTCATTTACTTTTCCGTTTACCATCTGCACAGGTGCTGTTCCAACCACAAAATGCACGCCAGTATCTACGGACACGGGCGTGATTGCGCCATTGTTTGTCTTGCTGGCGTTTACTCCATGTGATACGTCACTCATTTGTTATACCTCCTGTTCTGCGTATGCAAGGGCGGCAGCCTTTAAGTCTGAATAATACTTGTTGTATACATTCCCGGTTGTCTTCACCTTGTCTTTCTTGTCTGCCAGTTCGGAAATAGGAACCAGCATTTTTCTTACAAGCGGGAACTTTTCAAGAATGAAAGAAAGTTCTTCTTCAATCTCTTTGTCTGTTCCCTCAAAAATCTTGTTGCATGGCAGCATCGCTTTTGGCAGGTTCGGTCCAATGTAAATCAGCTTTACTGTTTCCGACTGCGTATTTGCCGTTTTTACGGCTTTTTCTTCTGTTGTGGTATTTTCTACCGCCTGCACCTTTTTAGCGTCCTTTTCGGCTGCTGTGGCGCTTGCTGTGGTCGCTTTTGCCATTTCGTCTTCCTCCTGTCTATAAATTGTGCAAAATCTCTGCCACATCACGTTGCGTGACTGGCATACTCCAATTTGTCACCATTTCGCCCATGTAGTATGGCGGCGTGGTGTCTTGATATACGATATATTCCAGCGGCAGTTTCAAAGCAAATTGACCGCCGCCGATTGTCCCGGCTTTCTTCAATTCGCTGCGTACTCTCAAAATCAGATTGAGAAGTGCCAGTGGTCCGTCCTGTCCATCTTCTGAATACACCGCAAATATTATTCTTACTTTGCAGCTGTCTTCTTCTGGTTCGTTCGCTGCTTTTTCGTCTGTCCCTGTTAGGAACTTAACCAGAATATATGGTACTTTCTGTTGCACGTCGTCCGGTTCCGGCAGTCCCATTCTGTACACCTCAACTGCCCTTTCTTTTGCTTCATTGCTCCCCGTTCTGGTTCGCACTGGCAAAATTATGTCAGACGTGCTTTCTTTTATGAACTGCTGCAAATTTTCCAATAAAAAAACTGGTGTCATGCCTTACCTCCATAACCATTCAAAATTCTGTTCATTTCATGGATTATTCTTTCATTTACCAGTTCTTGTACCTCTTCTTGCAAGTCGTCCATAACTTCTGTGTTTCCCACCATCTGCGCCGCTGAAAGACCCATCAGCTGTTCTGTTGGAACACGCTTTCTTGTAAGTCGTTCATATACTCCCATGCCGTTTCTCATGTTTGCAACAAATGCGTCCTCAAATGGTGTGGCGCTGCCGCCTTTTTTCACCTGTGCCCGCACCTGTTTTCCGGTTCCAGACTTTGTGGGTGTCACTTTGAATTGATACAGTGGTAATTTTGTTCCAGCAAAAGAAACAAAGCCCGCAAGGTTTCCCGTGCTGGCTTTGTTCACTCTCATTGTTGTTCTTGCTGTCAGTGCGCTATTGTTTACCGTGTACACTTGCTTTGTCCGTTTCAATGCCTGCGTTTTCGCTCTGGAAACTCCACGGTTCAAAGCGTTGGCAAATACTCTTTCCGCACCTTTTGGAATACCTGCCAGCAGGGTTCCGGCTCTTTCGATTGCGTCAGAAGTTATTTCAATCATTCGTCCACCATCTCCAATTCCAGAATTATTTCCCCGTCCTCGCAATCTGCTTTTGCGATATAGTAAAGGTTGACTGCTCCGGCTTCGTCAATTTCTATCTGTCGTCCTCTCTTCGGTACACAACCAAAGTCATATAAAGACATATAGACCAGACAAGAAACACGGTTGAACCCCTCTGAATTGTCCCCATTTCCTCTTTGCCGTTCGTCGGCTGCCGTATGGTCAATTATCACGGGGATATAGTGTTGTTTGCCTTGATACCAAATATCAGTCATTGTTGCCATTTCGCCGCAGTTGTGAAACACTTTCATATCACTGGCAAGCTGGGCTTTGAAATCCATTAAATAGGTGTAGCCACAAACCAGCTGTCTACATCATGCGGAACGCATAAAGGTGCGGAAGACAGATTGAGAAATCTTCTTGCAGGCTTGCGCTTCGTCCATGTGTCCGGTACATACTTACCCTCAACCGTCATAAAGTTGCCGTCTGGCTCTTTAATCAGTGTGATTGCTCCATAGTACATGGAATAATCAGCGTTTGTGCTTAACAGTGCCAAACTGTCAGCTGGTACAAGTGGCTTGTCCTCCGGTGCGTCCGGGTTTGTCCAGTCGTCAAGATACCACTCGTTGTACTTGTAAATATCAAGTCCCAGTTCGTGAATGGTTCCAAGGTATGTCACACCGTTTGGAAGTTGTTTAGGCTGAATGACTGCAAGATTGTAATTTTTTACATCAAGTTGTTTCTGTACTTTTGGGTGATTTACAAACGCATTTGCAACGTCGCCACCCATAACGCAAATATCGCAGTTTACAAATCCGGTCTTCTGTACGGTTTCGTGCCAGCGCTTCAAATCTGCGATAGGGTCGGAAGTGTCAGCAGTCCACTTCTTCGCTGCTGTTGTGATTTTCTCTTTGTTTGTAAAAGAAAAGTCAATCACTTCATTCACTCCGTCGCCAATGATAGGAATTTTGCCAGTAAAAATGGTCTGTACGCACATTAACTCTTCACGGCGTAAAATCATTTCTCGCAGCTCCTTGAAATCATCAGACATTTTAAGCACTGCACGTTCAGCAGGCGTTCTGCCAGAATAAAGGCTTTCACCCGGTCTGCGCTGTAAAAGGTCGTCAACCGTTGTGACCTTTTCCGGTGCAACTAAAGGCGGTGTGTAGGTCTTTGTTTCATAGCCAGTGTTTGGCACTACCTTTCCGCCAATTACACGGCTGACAAACGGTGCAACCTTTCTGCTTCCTTTCTTGAAATCAACATCAACATTCTTTGTCACGAATGTTTCTTCATGTTTGAAAAATGTACTTCTGAAAAAAGTACGCACGGGCGGTAACTTCTGAACCACTCTGCCCATTGTTCGTGGCTCGTAAATAGATACTTCATTTGCCATGATTGTTTTATCCTCCTTACTTCAAAAAGATTGATACTTTTCGCAGTGCTTCTTTGATTTTTGCTAAATCTGCGCTTGCTTCAAGGTTTAATGTGTCAGCGAAAAACTCACCTGTCAAATAATATGTGACTGGTTCGCCCTTTCCTGCTGCTGCCGCAGAAATTCCGATTGCGTTCGCTTCTTTTGTTGTAGCAACCGGAATGATTTTGTTTTCGTTCTCTGTGTCAACCATTACTGGTGCATATTCTTTGATTTCTGCGCCTGCAACTCCCGTTTCCGGTACTGTTGGGAAGTCGCCAGCAAAGAAATTCTTTGGCGCTGTTTCTCTCTTCTCTACTGCGTATTCACTCATTTTGCGCTACCTCCTTATTTTGTATCTGGAAACAACTTGTCAATAGCGGCATTGAACGGGTCTTTTCCGTCACCGCCTGCGTTGTCTTCCGGTGTTACGCCAGATACATTGTTTGCCCCACTGTCCTGTGCATCCTGCTGGCGGTTCTGAATGTAAGTTCCACCCGCTTTGTTCTGCTCTGCAATGATTTTCACTGCAAGTTCCTGCGCAGAAATAGGGTTTTCAAACTTTGCGTCTGTCGCAAGTGCTGCATAGTTGCCGTTTGCCAAGTCTTCAATGCCTTTAATTCTGGCACGTTCTGTGGCTGCGGCTTCGTTCTGGATTGTCGCTACTAAATCCGGGTATGCGGCTTTTAGTGCGTCAACCGTTGTGATTTTGTTTTCTGGTGCTGCCATTTCTGGTTCCTCCTTTTCTTTTGGCTTGTTGATAGGTTCTGTTGCACTATTTACTAAACTACCCGGATTTTGATTGTGCGGGCTGTTTAATAACTGGGTTGGAATACTCTTGAACATGGAAACGTCAATAGGTACTGAATTGACAACGATTTTTGAAGAATTTTCAACAACTGTTGTGCTGTCTTCAAACATCAATTCATCACAAAAGCCGTTTTCAACGGCAATGTCGCCCGTCCACCATGTTTCGTTTGACATAAGCTGTTCTATGTCTTCTGTTTTTTTGCCAGTCTTGCTGGCGTATGTATTGACAATGCTTTGTTTAATCACTTTCAGTTCATCAGCCATCTTCAAAAAGTCTTCTGCTCTGAAAGTGTCCCAGACTGTCATTGCTGGGTCATGTATCATAAATACACCGTTTCTGGCAATCTTGATTGTGTCGCCAGCCATAGCAATGATTGTGGCAGCGCTTGCCGCCCAGCCATCAATTTTGACTGTCACTTTAGCTGAACAATCTTTCAATCTCGTAAAAATTGCATTTGCTGCGAACACATCACCGCCGCCGCTGTTAATGCGCACTATAATTTCCGGCACATCACCAAGCGCCGCAAGTTCTTGATTGAATTGCTGTGGTGTCACCCTGTCTTCCCACCATGACTGCTGGCTGCTTATTGCGCCGTATAAAAGCAGTTCTGGTGGTTTGTCGCCTGTTGCTGGAATAAAATTCCAGAATTTATTTGTCGTCACTCTGTATGGATTTCCCGGCGTCCTGTTGTCCTGCTGCTGGTTCATTCCCTGCGCCTGCTGCGGCTGCTGTGGATTTTGGCTTGTTTGCATTGGCATTGGCAATTTTCTTCACCTCTCTTAACTCTTTTTCTTCGTGTTTCAGTTGTTCAATATTGTTGTAGTAGCTTGTGCCCGTCATTTGCATTGTTTCGTCGCTTCGTGTGCTAAAGCCGTTCTGCACCCGCTTTTCTGCGGCTGTTACTTCTTTTACCGGGTCTAACATACCCTTTGCAGGTCCGTTCCATTTCGCCCCGCAATATGCTTTTCTAATCACCGGGTCAGTAAAGAAGCCCGGTGCCTTGATACGCCCTTTTGCAACCGCTTCTGTCAACCACTCTTCATATACTGGCTGGCAAAAGTCAGTTGCTAACCAGTCCCGGTACATATTAAACATTTTCCACGCTTCTTCCAATGCGCCTTTACTTGCTGTATAACTGGAATTAAAGCGCTTCATAAGCAATTCATAAGGTATTTCAAGGCTGGCGCCTATCTGCTGGCATATAGCTTCCACAAAGCCGCCAAAATTGGCGTTTGGTCTTCCGGGGTTCATGTCATGTGCCTTTTCGCCCTCGTTTAAGTCGATAACGGCACCCGGCGCAAGTTCAATGGTGGTTTCGTCCTCTGCGTCCACCTGCACTTCCTCCGGTATAATGCTTCCTATTGCGTCTTCGCTGCTTGCGTCTGCCTTTTCGATAAACACCGTGAACATACCGGACACAACCGCTGCAACCAGTTCGGCGTCCGTGTATCTGCCAAGCTGTTTTAGGCTTTCAATAACCGGGGCAAGGAATGGAACGCCCCTGCGCTGCCCTATTCGTTCACGGTTCATAAGGTGTAGTACGTTTCTTCTTCCGGTTGTTTTTCCGAACGCTTCCACCCTCTGCCAGCTAATATCTGTGTAGGCGTAAGACAACGGGTGGTGGTCTGCTATGTGATACGCTACAACTTCCCCGGACTGGTCAACCTCCACACCTCCAACAATTTTATTGTCTATGGTGTCGCAGTTGTCCGGGCTGCATAATCTGTCCGCTTCTATCAGCTGCACACGCAGGTCATATGGCTGGTTCAGTCGTGGTTTGACCGGAAGCACTGCCAGACAGTCCCCAGAAATAAGCCAATTCAAAAAAGCTAACTGCTGCAACTCGCAAAAGTTGTCAATTCGTGCCATGTCACAATCTGTGCTTTCTGCCCAGATATTCCATTCACGTTCAATCTGCTTTTCAAGTGTTCTTCTTTCCTCCGGTGATATGCCCAGCAATTCTGTGTCAATGTTCGGCTTCAAACGTAGCCCACGCCCAACAATGTTGGTTCGCATGGTTTTGACAGCGCCATTTGCAATAGGCACGCCCATGTATAAATCACGGGTACGCTGTCGCAGTATTGAAACATTGTCTTCTATATCTTCACGACTGCTGCCGCCCGCATGAAGCCACCCTGCAAGTGATTTTTTCACTACGCTGGCACCATAATTGCTGTACCCGCTGTTCAAAATCTGCAATTTTTGTCTTGCCGCAGTACGTTTCAGTGCTGTTTGCGGTGCCACAACTGCTATTGCTTTGTCAATTCCCGCTGCAATTCCCACGTTTTCACCTCCTTTATTGCATGAAAAAAGCAGCTTTTCACAGCTGCTTTTCGTCTTTTCTTACTTTTCCACGCTATAATATTACCCCATTTTTGCAGGCAATGGGGGGAAATAAACCCCAAAAACGGGCAATCACGGGCAATCTTTTATAAATCACGGGGTACAAATCGTCTCGCCCGGTTTCTGCCGCCCGTCTTTGCTACGTTCTCCAATACAGCAACTTTTCCCTGCCAATATTCAATAGCACGTCTGATTTCTCCCAAGTCTGCTTTCGTCATGGTCCTGCTTCCTATTGTGTACGACTGGGCGTTTGTCACCGCCAGTTCTGCTTCCAGCCATGCGTCAAGGTGTCGTTGTGCTGTTTCCAGTGTAATTCCTGCCATTTATAATATACCTCCACTTCTTCTTCTGCCCCGCTTGACAACTCGTTTCACTGTCTGCGGTGTTTCCTCTTTCTTTTTCTGTTTCTTCAATGGTACGTTTGCAATTTCAATGGCTGCCGTTGCGTAGTTTCGGCAGTCCAGTGCTTCATTTCGCTTGTGTTCGCCTTTGTCTTTCAGTTCCCATGCAAAATACGGGCGTCCCATCTTGTAGCGCATGACTTTTTTTTCTGACGTCAAGCCCTTGAAGTATTTTTCGTCATATCCTTTGCTCTCTTCTTTCGGAAAATGGCAAAATCCGGGTCCCTCGTCTTCCACCTTTAGTCTGTCCATAAGCAGGCTTTTTCCGGTGTCAACGCCCAATGTAAACAGATATGCGCCCTCACGGTTGTTTTTTGACGGTTTCTGGATATATGCTGCTGCACTATCGTTTGAACCTTTAATTGCAAACACCCTGCGGCTGAACCGGGCTTTGCAGAACTTATATACTTGATTGGTTCTGTGTCCTCCACTATCTATGCAGACGCAGGACAGCTTCATTTTTGTGCCGTCCGGCTTTTCAAATGTCTGTTGTAAGAATGTGTCAAGGTCATTCCAGACTTGATTGTTAATGTCTGAATTGTCCCCGTATATTGCCGCATACTTCACGCCCCAGCTTTCATATTCTGGACCCCAGCCCACCACTTCAACTTCAAATCTGTCGTCCTGTGTATCAACTCCCGCTGTTAAGTACAGCACTTCTTCCGGTACTTCGCAGTTGTACTTCTCACGGCGCTTCAACAATTCGTCGTCTTCTATGGTTTCTCCGTCCTCTTCCCACGTCTGCCCCATTTCCGTATTGGTCCATACTTTCATTAGTTCCACATTGCCTTTTTTCATTTCTGCATTGGCAATGATGAACTTTTCAACTACTTCTTGCCACGTGGTCAGTGTTGAAGCAAGCGTGTTCAAATGGAACCCACGCACCGGGTTTTCCGGGTCTTCATGCACAAAGGTTCCGTCAACAAAATGTTCTTTCCATTCTGCTTCACTGGATATGACGCCGCACTTGCTGCAAGCGTATCTGATTTCTGTTAGGTCTTCTTTGTCAAAAATCACGTTTGACCAGACCAGCGGTTGAAGTTCTCCGCAGCATGGGCAAGGTGTGTTCCATTCTCCCCGGCTGCTGTTTTCGTATTCCACTTCTATTCTGGACGCACCTTTGACCGTCGGCGTGGAAATGTCCACCTGCTTTTTGTTCCAGAATGTAGTCTGGCGCTTTGAAGCCAATAAAAGCGGGTCGCCCTCTTTTCCGGCGCTGGCTGGGTATGCGTCTATTTCGTCCGCAAGTAATATTCTTATGGTGTGGCTTCGCAGTCCTGTTGGACTGTTTGCTCCGGCAATGGTAATGAAGCCGCCCGGAAATATCTTTTGCATGATTGTGTTACCGCTGTTTCTCGATTTCTCGTTTATCCTGTCCGCAAGTACGGGTGTATCACGCAGCATGGGGGATAGTTTTTCTTTTGAAAACTTTTCTGCCATGTCAATAGTTGGCTGTATAACCATGATTGGTGACGGGTCGTAGTGGACGTAATAGCCAATAGGGTTCAGCACCATTGCGTCAGTCTTTCCAACCTGTGCAGCTGACATTATCACCACTTTTTTGATTGTAATATCTGTTATGGCGTCCATAATCTCTTTTTGATATGGCGCCTTTGTTGTCTTCCAGCGTCCCGGCTCTGCGGAAGACCCGGCAGACAGTCTGCGGAACTTATCTGCCCACTGTGAAAGTGTCATTTCCGGCGGCGGCTGCAATACTTTGAAAATGCGGGTGAACATTTCAACTGTGTTTTTCTTCATTGTCCACACCATACCCAAACACTGTCTGGAAGTCTGAAAGTTCTTCCAGCACTTCATCAATAGCCGTCTTTAATAGCTTAAAAATTTCTGTCTGGTCCTTTTTCTTTGATAAAATAGGGCTTAATTTTGCAGGTATAGCCATCAATCTTGTTTTGAACCTAACAAGTGTGTCTGTCATTACCTGTTCCACATCTTCTGTGGTATGTACTTCATTTCTGCGCAACTGCAATTCCAGTTCTTGTGCTTCTCGCTTTGCCCTAACCAGCTTCGCACGTTCTGTGTTGTAGTCCACAGCACTTTCACTTTCCGGGTTGTTCTTGCGCAGATAATTTATGTATTGGTGGTTTACGGTCTTCAAGTCGTACAGCCCCGGTCTGATTTCCGTTATAACCTTTTCGTCACGCAGCTGGCGCACTCTGCGTTCTGAAATATCCAGCCAAGCAGCAACCGCCTTTGAAGTGTACGCTTTCAAAAACCGCACCCCCTTTCTTTTGTGTCCGAATTGGTCACTTTTTTTCTTTTTCTAGCCCCTACCCTTTATTTTTTACTGGGTCGGAAGCGGAAATGAAATTTTCAAAATTATATCTGGGCACCTTTTGGGCGTCGGCGTACCCGCAGCGCTTCCAGACCGCCGGAAGAACCTATCAAACGTCGTCCACAACGTCTGTGATTTCGTCGTTTTCTGTGCTTCCGTCCGGGTTAATCTCAAATTCTCCCGTTAGCTTCTGTTTGTTCAATTCAAGTTGCTTTTCCGCAAGCTGTAAGCGTCTGTCCTCTAACTCATACGCCTTGATACTGTCCAGCTGCTTGATGATACGCCCATGTAGCTTGTTTAGTTCAGCTTCCACTTTCATTGCTCTTTCAAATGGGCTGGACTTAATGACAGACTTCATGGCTGTTTTATATGTTTCACTCTTGCTGCCCTCTGGGTCTGCGCACTGCTGGTGTTCCATGCCGCAGTCCTCTTCCTGCTGTCTTTCTTCCATGCTCTTTGGTACAATCATGTGTACTATTTTATCTGTGTAAAAGCCGCCTGCTTCTGGGCTTTCATACTCTTTCAATAGGCTTTCCAGATAGGCTTTGCGCAGGTACAATGCCTGCAATTCCTCCATCATTTGAGATAGTGCGGACGGTGTGCCCATGTTCTGTATTGCTGCCGCCTGCGCTGGGTCTATGTCTTCATAGCCTGCCTGTGCAAAGGCTCCGTGTGTGACGGCATTTTTGTTCCCCTTTTTTGCCGGGGTTTTTCCCGCAGCATTTTTATTGCCTTTTTGTCCACCCCTTTTTTTAGGCTTCTTTTTCAAGGCTTCGTCCCAGCCGTCTTCTGACTTCCATTTTCTTATCCTTACTTCTGGCACCCCTGCCAGTTTTGCCAGTTCCGCTGTTTCAATCTTGCCGTCTGCGTCCAGATAGCGTTGCATTGACTTGTCTCGTTCTGGGTTTCGTGGTCTTCCCATCTTCTCACCTCTTTTCGTTCGTTTTCATTCTTTTCAAGTCTTCCGGTTTACGGAAGTATAAAAAATTATGGGCTTTGTAAATTCAAAAAATCCCAAAGCCCACTATTGCCAACGTGCAATTTATAACGGCTTAAAGCCTGCTTCACTGGCTTAAATTATACCAGTAAAACGCAGGCAATGGCGGGCAATGATTGCTTATGCAATCCTCTGAAATTGTGAAATAATCTGGTTCTTTTCAAACCTCTGTGAAAGTGTTTCAACTGCTGTATCTCTGATATTTTTGCACTGTCTTTCGCTGTATGAATTTCGTACCGCTACTTGTTCCCATTTGAGGTTGTGCATGTAAAAATCAAAAATAATGCGCTTTTCTTTCAGTTTCAGTCTTGAAACTTCTTGCAAAATCTGTGCTTTTAGCGCTTGTAACTGCTGCGCCTTTGCTTCATACTCTCTGATTTCGCCGCTGACATAATCTGGAATATTAAGCGCCATATTTTCTGTTTGTCGTGATATATTATTTTTTCCTTTTGGTAGACCGTCGCACTGTATAGCGCCAATGGGGTTGTAGTATTGGTCCGTTAAGTCACTTATAATCTTTCTGTATATATTCACCTCCCCGTCTATGTCTTTATAGTATTCCAGCAATTCAATAACCCTGTCTTTTTCCATTGCCTGCGCCATTTGCTTTTCCTCCATTCTTTGTTTTGCCAGTTTTGCCCGGCTACTATCCGTCTTGCACGTCAACTGCGTGTTCTCCTGCTGCCTGCTGCCGCTCTTTCTCTTTGTACCCCATGCACTTTATGTATCTTTCCGGCTTTCCGCAGCTTTCATAATATTTGCAGTCTACGCAAACATTTTCTTTCATTTGCGCTTCCTCCGTGATATGTAGCCTGCGCACTCCGGTTCCCCTCTCAATAGCCGCATTGAACATGAACCGCCGCACTCATAGGCTTTTGAAATGTGCTTTGCGCATTTTGTATTTGCGCACTGGTTTCGGCAAAACACGGGCATATTGTCTGTATTAAGCATTATTATTGGTCTTTCCATCTGCTGCACCTCCGTTTCTTCTCACAAACTGAAAGCACCACGCTTCATCACGTATGGTTTTTATTGTTCCGTCTTCGTCAATGTATACTGCGTCAATAAACTTCGGCTTTGGTGGTTCCCCCTCTTCTAACGGTCCTGCAAAATCAATCATAATTTGCAATACGTTGTATACTCTTTCGTTGATAATCATTCTATAATCTGTCATGTTTATTGGCATTTTCCGCACCTCCTATGCTGTTTCATGCAAAATTATCTTTCTGAACATACTTTCAAATATCTGTACCACGTCTACACCTCCTGCAACGCTATTACACAATAGCCCTCTTCAAGTGCGCTGCTGGTCGTGTCGTCGTCCATGCAGATAATTTTCATGTCAGCCGTGTTTCCGGTTGCTCTTCCCTCTGCAAACTCAATCAGCTTCACTGTGTCGCCCTCTCTGTAATCGTCATTTTTCAAAATCATATATGGTCTTGTATGGTCGATTGCAACGGCTTTCATTTTGTCCGGTGATACTCTGATTGTTTTTTCTTTTCTATCATCAGACGGCAAATGCTGCATTTTCTCTTCCTGCTGCATTTCACGCAATTTCTTTTGTGTTTCCCGGTCAATAGCTGCCTGCTCTTCGTTGTACCGCTCTTCGTCCGTTTTCTGGGCTTCTCTGCGGTTTTCATAGGCATTGCAGTTTGTCACGGTTGCTGTCTTGTCGTGGCAGTCCTCATAATGCGTGCAGCTGTAACAAAGTGATGTTATCTGTTCCGGTTGCGGGTCAATGTATTCTGACTGCTGCCCGGCTGTGTCTTCTGTGCCCTCTGTGGCTTCTCCTGCTCCCTCTGTGGCTGTTTCTTCCTGCTGCTGGTCTGTTTCATTGCCTGCGGTGCTTTCTCCTGCTCCTGCGGCTTCCTGCTTCTCTTCCATCTGGCTAATGTCCATCTGCCCCGGTATCTGCTGCGACGCTTCCCAATTCTTCTTTAACTGCTTAATGTCTGATAATGTCAGCACTTCATTTTCTCTGAATACCTCTGCCGCCTGCTTCTGGTAATCTTCCGGCAACCCGGACGCTTCATAAATGACAGATACAACAATTCTGTTTGCCTTAAATTCTGCCATCAGTTCTGGAATGATGTTGTTATAGATTGCCTTGTATCTTCCTACCTGCGCCGGGGACGTTTCTATAATCTCTGCCAGTAAATCACGGGTTCTGCCCGGAATGTTCATGCTTTCTTTTAATTCCAGTACCAGTTTTTCTGTTTCCAGCGCTTCTGTCATTCTTTCCCAGTCTGTTTTCTCTCTGAAACGGTTTGCCATAATCAGTGCCAATCTGTCCAGTATGGCGTTTTTCTTCGGCTTGATTAAGATTGGAACCCGTCTGAAACGCTCTTTTCCCTCGTCCACAAGCTGCATGACCGCCAGCCGTCTTCTGTGTCCTGCAATGATACGGCGCTTGCCGTCTTCCTCTTCATCAGTCACCAGAAGCGGTTGCAGCACTCCCAAAAGTTCAATAGACTGTTTTAAGTCCTGCACGTCTTCTACGCTGTAAAAATTACCTTTTGACGGTATAAGGTCGTAAATATCAGCTGTGCTGCTCACGCCCTCTTCGGACGTGACAACCTCTGCTCCTGCTGCCGCCTGCTGCTGTTCTGTTTTCTGCTGTTCCCCAGCTTCCTTTGACCGCTGGTTTAATAACTCTGTCAAGTTGAATTTCTTTGCTGCTCCTGCCATTGTCTTTTCCCTCCTAACGTGTCCGAATTGGTCACATTCTCAACCATTCTTCCACTAACGCTTTATAGTCGGCACTTGCGCCGCAGCGTGGGGAATATAAAATGATTGGTAATCTTTCAAATGTGCTGGGCTTCATTTTTGGTGTCTTTCTGATATGTGTTTCAAACACCGGATATTCAAGTGTCTTCAAGAACTCTTCGCCCTGTGTGTCTGCTTCATTGGTTCTGTCGTACTGTGTGACAAAGCAGCCGCAGAAGCGCAACTGTGGGTTTAAGTCCTCACGGGTGTTGTCAATCTGTTCTTTCAGTTCTGCCAGCCCATCTATTGCAAAATCATCAATGGTTATAGGCACCATGACGTCTTGTGAAGCTACCAGCGCATTTATGGTTGAAATGTTAATGTCTGGGGCGTTGTCAATAATGCAGTAGTCATATTCATTCTGTAAGCCGTCCAGAAACTTTTTGAAGCGTGTCTGTTGCGGTCTTGACTGGTCCAGCATGACTTCAAGGTTGGCTGTAAGCAAATTCATGTTCGCTGTGATAATGTCTAAGCCCTCAAAGTCCGTGTGCTGGATAACCTCTGCCGGGTCAATGCCCCGCTGTGTCATTACCTCTGCCGTGCCCTTATGGTCATAGCTGTGGCGGTTCATAATCTTGCTTGCGTTTCCCTGCTTGTCATTGTCAATCAGCAGGACTTTGAAGCCCTTTACTGCTGCCAGAATATGTGCCATGTTTACGCTGGAAATGGTCTTTGCCACTCCCCCTTTAAGATTGATAATTGATAATACTTTCATGTGGTATTCCTCCTTGTATCTGGTATGAATTTATAGTTGCTTTCCCAGTAATGCACGGGGCGGGACTTGAACCCGCACCCGGCAGCTTCGGTGGCTGCTGCGCTATCCATTGCGCCACCCGTGCTTGTATGTTTATTGGTACTGCATACATAAAAGCCCTTTTATTGCTGTTGGCATATCGTATGGCACTATGTTTTCTTTGTTGCACTGGTCGAACATTGCGTTAATTCCTGCAAGCTGCCATTCTTCAACGTCGTTCTTTTCATCTCTCAAAAATTCTGCTGCTTCTCTTGCTTCTTTCATGCAGCTTTTCATAACTCTTGCATTGTTCTCTGCTGTGCTTATCATCACCACCAGTTCCTCGGCTTCTTTTGCTTTTTCAAATGCTTCTTTTTCTTTCTCTCCTCTTTCTTCCTCTTTCAGCATTTCGCCCATGAACCAATATGCAAGGTTCTTTGTTCTTTTGATTGCTTTTTCTCTGTTCTCTGTCATGTTCGTTACCTCCGTTTGCTTTACTTCTTTAACTGTCTTTATTATATACTTACGGAAGTATAAAATCTATTGACATTCTGCACAATCTTACGGAAGTATATTTGTATATTTTGTATACTTCCGTAAGTATTTGTTATTATCTGCCACGGCGTTTCAGTTCGTCTGCAAATTCTCTGACCGGAACTTTCACGGTCAACGGTTCATACTTCCCGCAGCCGTCCAGTTCATACAAGAACTGTGTTTCACCTTTTTTCAGATAGTGAAGCGTCGCAATGTCTGTAACCTTATGCAGTGCAACTGCTGCCGTTGTAATCACCGTGCAACCCTGCGGCAGATAAAGTGCTTCTTTTGTTTCTCCGTCCTTTGATACCTTGATTGCTACCGTGTCCCCAATCTCTAACGGACACACCGCCTTGAAAAATTCTGCTTTCATTCCTCTTTGTCCTCCTGTTCGTGTTTCTCTCTGTTCTGTCTTCTTACCTCCCAGCCAACTTCTCTGACCACTATAAAGACCAGATATAAAATACCCAGCCCCACGCATACCGCAAAGAATGTTACCAGTGCTTTTACAACCTCAATCAGAAATGCAATCATTGTTCTTTCCCTCCCTCATTTTCTGTTTTGCCCAGCCAATAGCCCGGCTGCTTGCGTTTATCTGGTGCAGCTGGCGTATTCTGATATTATTTGTCTTTTCTTCTTCCTCTGCCTGCTGTCGTTCCATCTGTCGGCGGTATAGTAATTCTTTTCCGCTGTAATACTTCCGCTTCTTTTTTGCCATCTTTATTCCTCCATCAAAAGAACTTTCTATGGTATCTGCTGCCCTTGCTTGCCTGTTTGCGTCGCTGGCGCTGTTTTCTTCTCTTCTGGTACTGGGCGTCTTCTGCTGCTGCCACCTGCCTTTTGACTGCTTCGTGGTCTATGTTGTCCACCTCTTCTTGCAGGACTTCCAATACTTCAACTTCACTGTCCTTGAAAGTGAATGTCATACCGGGGTCATACTCTCCGCTTGTCCAGTCTTTCTGGAACTTCTCAAAATTATCTCTGTATCTATACGGCGCCTGCGGGTGGTACTGTTCGGCTTCATATATGCCCAGCATAACTTCCCTGTCGTCCTTATCGTCCCAGTTGTAAAGGTGCCAGCTTTCGTGGTTATCCCAGTTCCACTTTGACAAATACAGTACTATTCCGTCAAAGTAGTTTCCCTCACGCACCATTCCTTTCATTTGCTTGCAGGTGAAGCCCTGCCCCTTTAATTCCTCTTTGATTTTCTCATAGTCCCTGCCGCCAGTATGTAGCTTTGCTTTTACGATTAACGGCAAATACTGTGGCTGTTTATCTTCTTTTCTTGCCATTGCTTGTCCTTTCCAGTCTGTCTGCAATCCTCAATATGCTTTCCATTGACTTTCTAATGTTTGTGTCTGTGCCCTCTGTGATTTTCAGCACGTCTGCTATGTCCCGCAGTTCTTGTGCCATTTCTTCCGTTTCCCCGTTCGCAATGTCGTATTTATTGCGGCAGGCGGTGCAGACCTGCGAACCCTCCGGGATAACCTCGCCGCATATCAAGCAGCGGTCAACGTCGTTCATTCTTCCCAGCTTTCGTATTTCTTCACACGCCTTGTCAAGTTCTGCACCTGCTCAACAAGGTTTGCAACCTCATGTGGCGACAATCCGGTTTGTTCATAGTCGTACAGCTTCTTTGCGGCTTGATTGACTGTGACGTGCGGTTTCAAAACTGCTTTCTGTCCGTTCTGGCTGTATTCTGTCAGTGTCGTTCTTTTCTGCCGCTTCCGTGGCTCCTGCTGCTTAAACGCTCCGGTACGCTTCATGGTGCTGTAATATGGCACCGTCTTTTTCAATGTGTGGTCCATGTAGCCCATTACAATTCCACCTTTCTTCTCGTCTGCTCCATAACTCCCAGATAACCTGCTATTGTGTCCATTGCTTCTTCTGCGGACCAGCAAACCGCCGTTTCATATCCCTGCTGCCGTAGCTGTTCCAGCCACCAGTCCTGCTTCTCTGTGGTCTTGTTATTCTGCCACTTCATTTCCACATACAGCCCGTGTTTGCCGTTTCTGGCTACTGGCAAGCATAAGTCCGGCACCCCGGCTTTCACTCCCTGTCTTTTAAGGTTTGCCGCTTCCAGCTGGTTTCTGCTGCCGCCGTTCGGTATGTGGTGCAGCAAGTCCAATTCCGGGAAGTCCTTTGCGTAGAACCTCGCCCAGTTTATAACTCTTTCCTGCTCCGTCGCTTCACTGCGCTTTCTGTAATATCCTCTACTCATTGGCGTTTGTCCTTTCGTCAAGGTGTGTTGCCATCATGTCTGCAATGTGAAGCATAGCCGCAAGCCTGCTGCCTGCAAAAGCATTGTTCATGTCATAGCTGCCGCCCTTTGCTGCGCTATCAAAAGCGCCCATGTGCCATCTGATAGCCAGCATTTCTTCTTCCGTAAGCTGCATATATCGCATAATCTGTATAATTGACTTTTCACCGTGTCCCAGCGGCAGGCTGTTTGTATATCCGTATACCTCAACTTCTTTCCAGCTGCCGTCTTTCTGTTTCTGGTTCTTCTTCTCTACCTTGTAGGCGTCCACCTTGCAAACATCATGCAGAAGCGCTGCAACTGCGATTGTGTCCACTGTGTATTCCGGGTACGTTCTGCCCTGTCTTTTGTCCTCTGCGTCTGCCAGCTGAACCAATCTGCGGTATACATAGTTTGTATGCTCTACCAGCCCCCCTGCGTAGGCTCCGTGATACTTTGTGCTTGCCGGGGCTGTGAAAAATCCCGCTTCTTCCAGCCATGCAAGCAGCTTATCTGCTCCCGGTCTGCTTATGTATGAAAAGTAATTCTTGAACTTCTCAACCTCTGCCATTCTCTGTTCTTCATTCATTGTCTTGTCCTCCGTTTTTCTCTGCTGCTATAATTCCTGCAAACACTCTGTCTGCGCACGGAACCGCAATGCTGTTTCCCAGTGCTTCATATCTTGTCTTGTCTGACATTTCTTTGCCGCTTGCGCCGTACTCTGTCCAATTATCCGGGAAGCCGTCAAGTCTTTCACATTCAAGCGGTGTCAGCCTGCGTACTCTGTACCGAACCATTTTTGTGACCTTTTGCAATAACTCTTTTGCGATTTTCCAAAATCTCTGTCCCTCTTTCGGTTCTTCTATTTGTGGAAAATCTATATAATAATCAGCTTCGTTCCAGCACCCCGCAACACTGCAAGTCCCCTGTCCTGCGTCGTCCAGTAGGTTTTCTGAAATATTGTGTTTCTTCACGCAGTCTTTGCAAATGCAAGCCCAATATCCACCGTCTTCATTTTTTACAACATCATCAAAGCACACCACATTGTTTTCAATTACAAAACTTGTGTCACCTCTTACGCTTGAATTGGCACCAGCTGTCATTGTATTTGCTGTTTTGCTCATTCTATATCCGTGGTGCTGGTAGGCTTCCGCAAACTGTAAATTCTTTTCTACAATCATTGTTTCACTGCCCCCCCATTATCACCGCCGCTGGCTCTCAATGTTCCCACACCCTCTGCGAACCCTCCAAAGCTGGAAAGTCTGAACGCTTCTGGTGCTGCTATTGCGTGCCGGTCCGCTGCTGTCAGCGTGTAGCTAATATCTTGACCAACTCCCAGTTGATTTCCACCGTTTCTTCCCATTCTTCCAATGGCGTTTCCTGCTATTGTGTAAACTGTCGCTGGTGGGTTTTTCGTAAGCGTCGGGCTTTTCTCGTCCTCATATCCCACCCCATTTGCTCTTCCGGCCTGTTGCTTCAACGCTGTTTCCAGCACTTCCGGCAATGTTCTTCCCCTCTGTTCTGCCCTGCGCAGTATACCCAAGCACGCTTTCGCACTCAAATAATATTTCTGGGGCACGTTCTCCGTTAAAATTGTGTACAAGGTAGATACGTTTTCTACGCTGGGGCACTCCCCAGTATTGAGCGTCCAGCTGTCGCCAAGCTGTACTGCCTGCGGCACTTCTAACCATTCCGCTTGTTGCCCATCTTCGACTATTAGGCATTGGAATGTAGGTTTTTGTGATTTCTTCAAGCACTCTGCGGAAATCCTGCCCTTTATTGCTTGAAAAAGCCCCTGCCACGTTTTCCCAGATAATGTATTTTGGATATTTCCCATTTGTTGCACCTCGCATTTCGTAGATTATTCTTATTGCTTCAAAAAATAGCTGTGACTTTTCGCCGTCAAGTCCCTTTTGATTTCCTGCCGTTGATAAATTCTGGCACGGTGAGCCAAAACTGATGATGTCTACTGGTGGTATCTCTCCACCGTTTATTTTTGTAATATCTCCCAAGTGTTGAATTTCTGGAAAATGCTTTTTCACAATGTCAATACAATCTCCCACAATTTCACTTGCCCATATTGTTTTTATTCCGTTCTGTGCTGCTGCCAGCGGAAAACCTGCTATTCCATCAAACAAACTGCCCAGCGTCATTTCTTTTTTCATCTGCTGCACCTCCGTCCTTTGCTTCTTCAAAGTAAAACTTTACGTTCTCGCATTTTTCTTTTACAATTCCGTACTTTTTCGCCAGTCTGTATATAAAAATCTTGTCCAACCGTTCCGGCAATGTTTCCAGCTGCTTTCTGAAACTCTCAATGCTCATGGTTGACTTGTAAAAATTACACATTCTGCAAGCTGGCATATAATTTTCAATGCTGTTTATCTCTTGTGCTTTCCCGGCTTTCAGTTCCTTTTCATGCAAGTACACAGCTTCTATGTGGTCAATCTGCATTTCTTTGATTGTGATTTTGCAGCCGCAGTACCCGCAGTGACCGTTCAAGCTGTCATACACCTGCTGCCGCATTGCCTTTGATATTGCTTTTCTTCCCGCTGCCATGCCCGCACCTCTCAATCATCAAATTTCAATTCTTCTTCCGCTTCCGGCGGTTCTTCTCTTCTCTTCCATTCGTCAAGGTCAAGCAACTGTCCGCATTTGCTGCAATAGTTGAAGTCATTTGACACATGGAAGTAATAGCCGTCTTCCCGGTCTTTCTTCATGTCCTTGTCGTATGCCGAAAACAAATGCTTTCCACATACCGGGCAATAATAGCTGTTAAGATACCCCAACTGTCCCGGCAATGTTGGATATTCGCTTTTCTGGTACTTTGGTTTCTTTGCTTTCCTTGCCGCCATGCCTTATCCCTCCGTTGCCGCTTTTATCAATCTTTGCTGTATTGCTTCAAAATCAAGCCGTAAGTCCCGCATATTCCAGTATGTGCCACAGCCTGTGCATTGTTCGTCCGTGTATGTGTACGGGCAGGCGGTGCAAATGTCCGTTTCTTCCTGCAATGTCTTTGCGACTGCTGCCAGTTGAAAAGCTATGCCCCAGAATTTCTTCAAGTCAATTTCTGAAATATCCACCGGAACTGCTGCTGCCTTTTCAATCTCTGCGTCTGTTACTTTGTATTTTTCTTTCAACGTGGCGTACATCACCTGCGCTGTCTGCTGTTCACCGCCTATGCCACGTTCTGCCAGTGCTTTTATTTTCACCAGCTTTTCAATTATCTTCTGTCTGTCATGTTGTATCTGGTCCATGTCTTTTACCTCTTTTCAAGTATCTGTGTTCTGTATCTCTCCCAGTCTGTATCATTCAAGTTAATTCTTAATATCTGTCCCGGATATATCAAATCTGGGTTCTTGATTTTATTTTCTTTTGCAATCACCTTAAATGCCCAGCCGTTGCCGTAGAACCTCTTTGCGATTTTCCAAAGGTTGTCGCCCTCTTGTACTGTGTATTCTATTTCTTCTGGCTGTTCCGTTTTCTTTTCCTCTGAATTTACGCTGTAATAGAACGGTTCTGCTACCGACCCGCAATACTGGCACCGTTCGCCCAGCTTTACTTCTGCCCCGCAAAATTTACACTTCATGTGCTGTCCCTCACTGTTCAAATTCGCTTTTCAGTTCAATTCTGATATACAGAATGTGTTGCAGGTCTTCCACCCGGTATTGTGTGAATTGTTCAACTGGCACCTGCTCCGGCAGGCTGTCTGTTTTCTCCCAGTCCCACATTTGTTCCGTGGCTCTGTATGTTTCCATACCCAGCCCCATTTTCTTAATGCGTCGCTGCGGGTTCAATGTTCCATGCACTGCGTTTGCAGCATATCCACGGTATACAACCTGTCCGGCTGCGTTATATATCACCACTCTGTCACTGGGCGTCAGCTTGTCCATAATGTCACCCAGTCTGATTTCATTTTTCATCACCATTCACCCCTCATTCTTCTTTCAATTCTTTCTTTCGCCTGCTGCACCTCTCTTGAATACTCTGTTTCTGTCAATCCTTTGTTCCATACGTGTTCATAAGCACCAGCAACACCGTAGTTGTAGGCTGTCAGCACTTCTGCTTCTGTGTCGAACCTCTCTTGCAGTTCTGCCAGATAATCTACGCCGACAAGCACGTTGAAATATGGATTTTTCACATTATCAACATTCAGTCTGTGCATACGTTCTTTGTGCCACTTCGGTAATACCTGCATATATCCTGTTGAACCCTCTTTGCAGCTGGCGTTCCATCTGTACCCGCTTTCTATCTCGATAATTGCCAGCACCAGCGTATATTCAACGCCATACTGCTTGCAGATTATGTATGTGTACTGCTGCATACATTCCGGTAAATACCCGCCGTTGTCTGCGTAGTCCTCCGGCACTTCATAGCGTGTCCAGCCGTCCAGCGCTTCCCCGTCCCAGTCAAATGACATAAGGTTGAACGGGTACGTTTCCGCTTCTCCTGTGGTGCTTTCCGTCGTCTGTGCGTTCTGTACTGGTTCCGGTGTGTTCTTTGGCAGTGTGCTTGCTGTTGGCTTTACTGCTGCGCCTACCACAGCCACGCACACAACGAATACCAGCACGCCTGCTGCAATGTAATTTCCGTATGCCTTAATTGCTCTTTTTACCCTCTTACGCCTTAATATCCGGCACAGCCTTGTTTTTCTTCCTGTTCTCACTTCGTTTTCCTCCTTGTCCTGCCTTTTTTGGCTCTTTTTTCCACATTTTCAAGTAAATATGCCACCCGGTCTGTTCATAAAAGACCGCTTCACATGACACAATGTTGTAATTGCTATATATCTTTCTGAACTCTTCCAGCCCTGCGTCCGGTGATTTTGCCAGCTGTTCCACTTTTCTTTTGCTGTACTTAAAATCATTGCACTTTTCTTCCGGTGCGTTCAGATTTCGGCTGTACTTCCAGTGGTTCTGGTCACGCTGCTGTTTCTCCCCGCCGTCCTCTCTGGTTGTTTCCGGGCGGTCAAGGTTTCTGCTGCTGGAATAGCGTTTCTTTCCCTGCGGGTCCTTGACAATATATTTGCAAAGTCCCTCTATTCCGTTTTCATTCATTTGCAGGCGGTCTGCGTTCACCCAGCCCATCTGCTTTATACTGGCTCTGTATTCCGGGTCTTTTGTCTTTTTCCAGTTAATGCGGTCTTTTGTCCACATTAGTTCCACGTCGTCACGGTCAAGCCCGCCATTCATAATGATGTGGTGATGTATACGCTTTAGGCACTGCCCGTCCTTGCTGTACTTGTATTCTGTTACCAGTATGTATTTGAGTGGTTCAAGCCCCAGTTTCTTTCTGCGGTATGCTATGCGCCGCAGGTAGTTTGTCACAATGTTTTCTGCTTCTTCGACTGTTTCCGGCAGGTTTTCTGCGTCATAGGTGCATGACGTGTGCAGGTCCCCTATGTGAAAGTTGCCATTTCCCAGCTGCACCAGATACCGTTTGGCGTTTTTGTCGTTAAGGTCTTTTTGCTTTGGGGCATTGACTTTTCTTTTCTTACCCCTCTTCCCTCTGGCTGCCTGCTCTGCTGCTTCTGTTCGTGGTATTATGTCCACTTCTCTATAATTGGCACAGTCTGTCTTCTTCTCTCTGATAAACACCACTGCACTTCCTTTTCTGTCTGATACCTTTTTCAGCGTATAAGGGTACACCAGAAGTGGGGTGGTTCTATCCTCCATCAATCCTGTTTATTATCCATACAGCGTATATATAAATTTATATATTTCGTAGGAATGTTAATACCCCATACAAGCCCGTTTAGCAGGGATAAAACCCGCTATTTTCAAGGACTTTTCAGTCCTAAAATGTTTGACTTGTAACCGCCAATATGGTATAATAAACGTGTATTGAATTATTAACATATTGACTTTTGAAAAGCCTTTGATTTTGTGTTTCCGGCACAGCTTCAAAGGCTTTTTGCTTGCC